CGCAGACGGCCCGATCCCGTAGCCAAGGCGGGCGTTGGGAGTGACATAGACATTCCCGCCGGTCGGGACATTGCCTAATGCCGCTGTAAGAACCAACGCCTCGCCGGGTGAGAGTTCAACGTTAACCGGTCCGTGGAAAGACAGGAAATCGTTGAGCGGCGCAATCCCACCCAAACTCGAAACACCTGGCAGGTCGAACTCCCGAGCTCGAAGAAACAGCCAGTTATCGCGAGAAACATCCGCGGCAGACGACGGGTCCTGCTTGGACCAACCCGTCGCCGTGCCAATCCATTCTGCGATGTACACCCCGACGCAGACACAAATGTCGGGGGATGTCAGATTCGCGGCGAAGCTAACGTCAACTGACAGGTCCATAGTAAGGACCTTCTTCGTCACGACCGTATTGGTGGAAAGTGTGGCAGGTGCGTTAACGGGGGACTCGGCCAGGGTGTAATACTGGGGCGACGCAGATCCTGTGAAAGTAAATCCATTCTGACCATTCCACAGGGGGGTCGCCGCACCCATGCCAGAGATCGGTCCCCCAACGCCGGCAAGGAACTGGATAGTTCTCCTACCGCCGCGGAGACGGAACATTTGACGCTTCATGAAATCTCCAAAGAAAGAAAAGCCCAGAAGAATCAGCGACGCGAGTTTGGAATTCGACGACGCTTCTTCCTCCTTCTAGGAATGTGTTGCGGGGGGTTGGCTTGAAAAGACCTCTCCGCAATCTTCAACGCCTCGACGACCTGGTTGGCATCACCCGAGGCAAGCTGGGGTGAACCAAAGGGCGCTTCGGTGCCCGGTGCTGAGGAGCATGCAAGGGCAGACGCCCCGGACTGGAGAGCCGTAGCCGTACGATCACTTTCAAAACCCCACTGCCAGGGACCGAACGACCATGCACCAGCGCTAGGGCGAGCGGGACCAGTCCCGAAATTGCCTGCGGTGGGCACAGCTTCAAAGTAGAACGGGTCAATGGCTTGGGCAATGTTGAGATAAGCAACAAAACCGGCCAGAGTCCACCCCGCTCCACTCATACCGAGAAAACTGGCTTCAGCCTGCGATGCTTCAAACGCTTCGATCACAGCTGACGACCACGGATCCATATTGGCTCCTTCACCGTTGTGGAGGCCCTGCGCCGTCCATGAGAATGTAGACGGCAACAGCAATCTGCAAGCAGATCGACACGAAACTCAAGAAAATGTGGAGTTCCATGAAATCTCCTAGGAATGTTTACTTGGTCAAGATCTCCCGAAGGACCAGAACGATAGCGCTCTGCAATAGACCAGTGATCTTGAAACTCGAATCATCCTGCACTCCCAACGCGGAGCTGGCTTCTTCAAGGTAGGGCTGGCCTTTGAGCTCCAGCTGAGTCATAACCTTGATAATCCAGTGCTTGTCGCGTTCTACATACCACTCAGCAAACTTCCTGAAGGCAGGGTGGTGCCTACCATCATTGATTTGCTGCATGTAGCGAAGAGTATCCCACTCCCTCCTCCATCCCGGTGGCACCTGTTGCTCACGGCTAACCATCCGGGCAGCAATACGCTGACAAGGCCTAACTCCATGGCAGAGTCCATCTGGTCCGCGAAGACTCTTGAGGTGAACCATTTGCAAATAATGGGCCTCATCGGTCGACTCGAACACCTTGTCTGGAGAAACGATCATACCCAGGCGCTTGGAAAGTGCATCGGTAACCTCTCGAACGGAAACTCCAGTGAAACGGTACAAACCATCATCACCCATAACGAGCGCGTGGTCCACGCGCCCCTTAAGTAGGGCTACGATGTAGTGTACAGCCCACAGATTCCCCATGCACCCCATCCAGGAGGTGAGACCACTCCCAGACGGAACACCTCCGCTCCGACACGCACCTGGATAGTACGTGCCTGGAGTAAGGAGGCCAGTCCCCTTAAAGGTAGCTTGTTGAAACCTAATAAGGGGATGAGCTTCCGGAGAAAAGATCCTGCACATGATACCGAAGACACGGTCAATCACCTCGAAAGGTAGATTCACGTCGAACCTGGAAAAGTCGACGCTCCAAATGGGACCGCCGACGCGCGAGTCGAGTAGGCGAGTGACCGCCCAGTCCACGGCATGCATTCCAACTAACGCCGAGAACGTTGGATAGGATCGCATCCTATCAAGCAGAGGGATCCAAAGCTGTTTGGCCCCAATGTTGTCTCGGAGTGCAATGCCGAAGATAGCCCGTGGTTTTGCGGGCATTCCAATACCCCGGGAATCCAACCTGGTATTCAAGTTACCAGGATAGCGACCCGCAAAGCTAAGCGGGTAGCCTGCCTCAGCGAGACGGTATGCGTCGCTGAAGACTTCCTCGGAGGGCTCACGCATCGAAAGAAAATCCGGAAACCCAGCTCCTGACTTTTTCGTCTTGCCCACACACACAGAAATAAGCGAAGCGGGTGTGAGCAACTTCTCGGAAGAGAAATACGACAGAATGGCCGCGTCTGCAATCTTTGCAGCTCGTGTATTAAGATAACGAGCTGGGCGCGGGGTGAAGTATGGCTGGACCAAAGATTCCAACGAGGGGAACCGGCTCTGAGTATCGCCGCGATATCCCTCGTAGATGGATTTTGTCCCGCTCTTACCCGCCTGGTTGGCTTCTTCAACCAGCAGACGCTCCGGGGAACTACCGATGACCGATGACACCTCCTCGATGATTTTCAGGCGAGCCTGGTCTGGCGGACCTGAACCCGTAATGGGAGAAACCTCGTCCTTCCTGCGCGGAGTCTCGAGATCCAACAGCTGATCGCGGAGAATTCTCTCCGCGTCAGGCGTTGGGATCCGCTGAGTGTACATCTCAGCAACCTCCTTTAGTAAAGCCAGCGCGCTCCCAGCGAAATTATCGATGAGATCCATCAC